ATTAAAGATTATTTGTTACTTATAATATGGTAATATTAACTACATCAACAGATGCTCAGAGTTTTAAGGTAATTCCTAGAAGTACACCAAGCTCGGTTACATTTCAATTAACTGATAAGTCTAAAAGAACTACAAGTGCTGTTTCTGTTACTGTAGCTAATTCTAACGGTTATATGACGATTACAGGGAGTTTTTCTTTAGTACAAGATAGGTTTTATTCATTTGTAATTAAAAGTGGCTCTACGGTAATATATAGAGGTTCTATTTTCTGTACAAATCAAACTAATTTTAATACCTTTGATGTACACTCTGGAGAATACACTACAGAAAACACATACGATAACGATTTTGTAATAATATGAGAAAAGTAAATAAAATGGCAAAAAAAAGATATAATAGTAAACCTTTGCCTAAAGTAGAAAAAGGAAAGATACATATAGTCAATATGTCATCTTATACAAGACCTGAAATAAAAGAACAATACAACAGGGATTGGGTAGAATATGGAGATGACAATAATTATTTTAGTTATTTAATAGACAGATATAATGGTAGTCCTACAAATAATGCGGCTATTAATGGTATAGCAGAAATGATATATGGCAAAGGGATTGATGCTGTAGAAGAAGACACAAAAAAGAAAGATTATATAGAGATGAAAGAGCTCTTTACTAAATCTTGTATGAAAAAAGTATGCTACGACTATAAAATGATGGGTCAAGCTGCAATTCAAATAATCTATTCTAAGGACAGAAAAAAGATTGTGCAAGTAGAACACATACCTGTAGAGACGTTAAGAGCAGAGAAAGCAAATAACAAGGGTGAAATACAGGGTTATTACTATGCTAAAGACTGGTCAGAGGTTAATTACAAGACGAATCCTAAAAGAATACCTGCATTTGGAACAAGCAACTCAGGATTAGAAATATTATATATTAAACCTTATAGAGCTGGATTTTATTATTATTCACCTGTAGATTATCAAGGAGGTTTACAATACGCAGAACTAGAAGAAGAGATAGCTAATTATCATATAAACAACATACAAAATGGACTTGCTCCAAGTATGCTTATTAACTTTAATAATGGTGTTCCTACAGAAGAACAAAGGTCTCTTATAGAACAAAACATACAAGAAAAATTTAGTGGTTCTTCTAATGCTGGTAGATTTATATTAGCATTTAACGATAGCAAAGAGCTTTCTGCAAGTATTGAGCCAGTTATACTAAGTGATGCACATGAGCAATACAAATTTCTTAGTGATGAATCTATGAGAAAAGTAATGGTATCACATAGAATTGTGTCTCCTATGCTTGTAGGTATAAAAGATAATACAGGTTTAGGAAATAACGCTGAAGAACTACAAACAGCATCTTTACTTATGGATAATACAGTTATAAGACCTATGCAAGTTACTATACTAGATGAGCTAGAAAAAGTATTAATGTATAACGGAATTGAATTAGACATATACTTTAAAACACTACAACCTTTAGAATTTACTGATTTAACTAATGCTGTTACAGATGCAGAAATAGAAAAAGAAACAGGAATAAAAAAGGATGATAGTGTACAAATAGAAGAAAAACAAATAAATATAGAAGAATAATGGCAACAGCACTATTTATAAAAAGGTCAGATTTAGTGAAAAACACTGCATTAAATTCAAATGTAGATACAGATAAATTTATACAGTTTATTAGTTTGGCACAAGAAATTCATGTACAAAACTATTTAGGCACAGCTTTATACAACAAGATAAGTGCTGATATAATAGCAGGAAATTTAAGTGGAGATTACTTAGATTTAGTAAACGATTATATACAACCTATGCTTATACATTTTGCTATGGTTGAATACTTGCCTTTTGCAGCATATTCTATATCAAATGGAGGCGTATATAAACATAACTCTGAAAACAGTCAAATAGCTAATAAGGAAGAAATAGATTTCTTAATTCAAAAGGAAAGAGATTTTGCCGAGTATTATGCACAAAGATTTATAGATTATATGACTTACACTGCACCTTCTAAATTTAATGAGTATTATAGTAATTCTAACCAAGATATTTATCCAGACAAAGACACAGGATTTCACGGATGGGTATTATAAAAAAGAATTACAAACCCAAAGAGGTTAATGTCAAAAAATTACTAACTTATTTAAAAAAGAAAGATAATGGCTACACTTTCAGGAAATAAAATAAAAAATACTTATCAGTCGCTTGTCAAGTTCTCTGATAATGGAAATATAACAGTTGGTGCTAAACAACTAACTGATGGTTTTGGTAATAATTCTCCTATGTTTCTTTCTACTACACAAGTAGGAATAGGAGTGACACCAGAATCAGGATTAAACCTCCATGTTTATGGAGATGCTAAAATAGGTAGCAATTTAACAGTAATTGGAAACTTAATAGTAGAAGGAAGTACTACAACAGTAGGAACAGATACATTAACGGTTAAAGACCCTTTAATTGTATTAGCAAATAATAATACAGCATCAGATGCAGTTGACATAGGTTTTTATGGAAAATATCATCCTTCTAACACTACACTATACTCTGGATTATTTAGAGAAGCTCTAACAGGTAAATACAGGTTGTTTAAAGATTTACAAGTAGAACCTACTACAACAGTAAATACAAGTGGAACAGGATATGCAGTAGCTACTTTAATTGCTAATTTAGAAGGAAGTGTAACTGGAAATTTAATTAACTGTGTTTTTCCTGCTGATATTGTAAAGCTTACAACAACACAAGTATTAACAAACAAATCATTAACCTCTCCAACGATTACTGGAACTGGTGCTATAGCTGGAACTTTTACAGGTAATATTACAGGTGATGTAACGGGTAATGTAACTGGTAATCTAACAGGTAATGTTATAGGGGGAACAATATCTGGAACTACTGGAACTTTTAGTGGTGATGTAGCAGTAAATGGTGGTGATTTATCTATAACCTCAGCCTCTGGTTTAGCAAGTGTTGAACTTGGCGGTGCAAGTGGTGGTTTTATAGATATAAAAGCTCCTGCTAGTGATGATTATGATATGAGGTTTATTGTATCTGCTGGAGGAAATGAAATAACTACAGCTACTGGTGATTTAAAAATAAACACAGCAAATACATTAGCTTTAACAATAGATAGTTCACAAGATGCTACTTTTGAAGGAAACATAATACTTGCAGGAACAGTTGATGGTAGAAATGTTTCTACAGACGGAACAAAATTAGATGGAATAGAATCTGGTGCAACTGCTGACCAGACTGCTGCTCAAATTAAAACTGCTTATGAAAGTAATGCAAACACTAATGCTTTTACAGATGCTGACGAAACTAAGCTAGATGGTATTGAAGGAAGTGCAGATGTAACGGATGCAACTAATGTGTTGGCTGCTGGTGCTGTAATGACTACTGGAAATCAATCTATTAGTGGTGTAAAAACATTTAGCAATCAAGTAACAATACCTGCAACTCCAAGTGCAAGTACAGATGCAGCTTCAAAAGGATATGTAGATACTAAAACAGGAGAGAATAATGAACTATCAGAAGTGTTATCTAATGGTAACACAACAGGAGGAACGGATATTGTAGTAAGTACTTCTGACCAAATATTCTTGCCAGACGGAAGTGTTGCAAATCCTTCAATAGCTTTTAGTAGTAATACAAATACAGGAATCTATTATACAACTAATGATGTAAGTTTTACTGTTAACGGAAGTGAAAAAGCATCTATAGGAGATGGTCAAATAACATTACAAGAAAATTTAATTGTTAATGATACTATAAGTGCTGACAATTACATTAATATTGAGGGTGGCACAAATCCATATTTACAAATACAAGATACTACTAATGAAAAATATTTAAACTTATATTCAAGTGATAATGAAAGTGCTATAGTTTATAGTCAAGATACATTTAAAATATCAAGTGGTGTTGACTTCTTAAATCAAACTCCTAGATTAACAATAAACAGTTCAGGAAACGCATCGTTTACAGGAGATGTAAGTTTAGCAGATAATAAAAAATTAAAGTTTGGTGCAGGAAATGATTTAGAAATTTATCACGATGGAAGTAATTCTATTATAGCAGATACAGGTACAGGAGATTTATATTTAAGGGGTAATACACAAATTAGATTACAAGGTGTTAATGAATCAAATATGCTTATTGCCAATCAAGGTGGTGGTGTTAATTTGTATCATAACAATTCTCAAAAGTTTGAAACTACAAGTACAGGGGTTAATGTAACAGGAAATATTGGTACATCAGGTTCTGTGCTTTTTAATGATAATCAAGGTATTAATTTTGGCAACAGTAACGCAAAGATTAATGGTTCAAGTTCTGATGGTATAAAGTTTTTTGGTAGTGGTTCAGAAAAAATGCGTTTAACTCAAGCAGGAAATGTAGGAATTGGAACTACTTTGCCTGAAACTAAAATGCAAATTCAACGAGCATCAAATGCAATTAATACAGAGATTAGTTTTAAAGATGGAGGAGGTACTAGAGCAGGTGTTATAGGAATGGAAGGAGCAACTACAAATGATATGTTGCTTAGTACATTGGGGGGTATTAGGTTTTATACTGCATCAAATGTAGCAGTTGGTAGTGTTCCTACAAATGAAAAAATGCGTTTAACTCAAGCAGGAGATGTTTTTGTTGGAACAGATGCAGTTGGTCAGGGTGATCATAAATTAGTTATAAAAAATGCTAGTACAGTAGGCACAGTAAATTCTCATCTTGCTTTAATTGGGGATAGTGCTACTATTGGTCAAGGTGCACAAATATTATTTAGTGAAAGTGGAGATGGTCAAGCATTTGCAGGTGGAACTATTAGTTTTGCAAGAACAGGAAGTAATAGTATGGGTAACTTACTATTTGGAACTAGAGCAAGTGGAGGAGATGCAACAACAACAACAACAACTGCTTTAACCATAGATTCATCACAACAATCAACGTTTGCAGGAGATGTTACTACAAATGGATATTTAACATTACAAGGTCAAGCTACTCCCCAAATATTTATGGATAGTACTACTGCAGGCACTCCTATTTGGACATTAATTTCTAGGAATGATGGATATTTTATAATTGGTAGAACAGGTGTTGCTAATGACTTTTCAATAGACCCATCAGGAAATACAAGTTTTGCAGGAAGTATAACTGCTAGTATTAATGCAGCAGGAAATAATGTAATCTCGACTTTTAAAAATGCAAATACTACAGCAGGAAATAGAAGTGCAATAAAAGTTGAACAACAAGTTAATGCTACAGGTAGTTTTTCAGCGTTTTTAGGCTCTACAATAGATGGCAAATTATTTTTATCAAATGATAGTATTACAGCTAATCATTTGTTAATAGATACATCTGGCAACTCAACTTTTGCAGGGAATGTAACAACAGGTGGACAAGTTACTGTGCCAAGTGGTTACTCTGTAAATATAGGTACTTCAAGAATACACTCAACAGATACATCTTATTTACTGGGAGGAAACGTAGGAATCGGAACGACTACGCCTATACAAAAACTTGATACACCGAATATAGTAATTGGTGGTCCAACAATAGCTGGAACATATAGAGCTAACGCATTATTTATGGATAATAATGGTGGAAATTCTCGTTTTTATTCTTCAGGACCAAACGGTACTACACAAGGTTCTTATGAATTTAATATAATGGCTTCAGATGCAAATCCTCTTCAAACAGTTTTGATTATTAGTAATTCAGGAAATGTAGGAATAGGTCAAGCACCAAGTGATTTTGCAAATTGGCGAGTTTTAGAATTAAAAGGTTTAAGTAATGGTTCAATGTTAAACTTTGAAAATAGTAGTAGTGTTAGAACAGGTGCTATTGCAATGAATGATGCTTCAAGTTTATTAAGGTTACAAACTATGACTGCAACTGGAATAGCTTTTGAACCAAATAATGCAGAAGCAATGCGTATATCTTCAGATGGTAAAGTTACTATTGGTAATACTGCTTCTGTACAACCCCTAACTGTAGCAGGTGCAGTATTGTTTAGAACAACTACAGTAGATGGTTTTGAAAATAGATTTCAATTTCTTGGTGGTGGTTCTGGAGATGCAGGTCGTTTTTTTGTTTATAATGCTGCTGAAACACCTACAATTTTATTAAATGCTGGTGGTGATTCTTATTTAAATGGTGGCAACGTAGGTATTGGAACGACTTCGCCTGATAGAACTTTAGATGTTCGTGGTAGTGGTTTAAGTATTTATGGCACTGGTGATAATACTGAATTAATGTTAAGAGGTCAGGTTGAAGGAACTGGTACTGTAAGAAACGTAGGTGCATT